AGGTAATCTTTATGAATTATTCTTAAATGATTTAAAGTCTTACGCTCCTAAGTATAATACGTATAAGAGGCAAGAATATATTGATGGTCACTTACTAATAGTAGATCCAGCAGACGTTCATATCGGTAAGTTATGTAGCTCATTTGAGGTTGGTGAAAGTTACAACAATCAAATAGCAGTCAAAAGAGTTATGGATGGTGTTGACGGAATATTAAGTAAGGTCAACAGCTTTAATATTGATAAGATATTATTTGTTATTGGTAACGATATCTTACATATTGATAATCCAAAGAGAACCACTACAAGCGGAACTCCACAAGACACTGATGGAATGTGGTACGATAACTTCCTGATAGCTAAACAGTTGTATGTAGATATTATTGAAAAGTTAATATGCGTTGCTGATGTAGATGTGGTGTTTAATCCATCTAATCACGACTACACTAACGGATTCTTTTTAGCTCAACTTATAGAGACTCACTTTAGAAACTGTGATAATGTAAAGTTTGATTGTAGTATTTCACATCGTAAATATTTTACTTATGGTAAGAATTTAATAGGCACTACTCACGGAGACGGAGCAAAACAACAAGACTTACCTCTGTTGATGGCTCACGAAAGTAAGGACTGGGTTAATTGCAAGCACAAGTACTTTTACATACATCACTTTCACCACAAGATAAGTAAGGATTATATGAGTGTTTGTGTTGAAGCTTTAAGAACTCCTAGTGGTACAGACAGTTGGCATAGCCGTAATGGATATGAGCACGCGCCAAAAGCAGTTGAAGCGTTTATTCACGATAAAAACAATGGTCAGATAGCCAGAATAACACATTTATTTTAATTAATTATGACATACTTAGACGAACACATCAGAGATATAGTGGTAAATGAACCACAGGTATTAGAGTTTCCTAAGCTAACTGGAGACTCGATAGTAAACAACGTCATAGAAAGCTTTATAGAGCGTTCTAACGTAGGATTTGCTAAGTACGGAACTAACTTAGATCGAAAGGATTTAAGCTTCTTAGACTGGCTGAATCACGCCCAACAAGAGGCAATGGATATGATACTATATTTAGAGAAACTAAAACAAGAACACAATGGGTAGAAAGGCACAAACAATAACCCCAATGCAGAGGATAAAGATAGTGATGAACTACCTTCATTTGCGTGGCGGAAATAAGGAATCTGTAAATAATGTATACAGAAAGATTGTTGAAGAGAAATTTAAGGGAGCTATTTAGCTCCCTTTATAAATTTAATATATTCTTTCTTAGTCATATCGGCTGGTCTCACTTCTTGAACTCCTTTGTATTTTTTTATTTTATATTGACCTTCCATAACAGTATTATACATTTGCTTAGCGTCTTGTCTATCTAATGCTTTAGACTTTACGGCTTCCTTTAATTGATTTTTAAATTTAGTAATCTCTTCTTTGCTTAATTGGTCTATAGCACTTCTTTCAAAAGTCTCATATATATATTGCAACTCTTTTTTTTCTGGTTTACTTCCAAAGAATGCTTTTACAAAAGGTAATCTTCTTAAAGAAAATTCATCCTTATCTTTCATTTCTTTACCGTGTATAGACTCCACTACTTCTTTAACTGCTATCTTACCAGTATATCCAACATCAGCTATAAATTTACCAGTTCCTCCTCCAAGCGCATCGTAATAGTGATCTAATATCTCTGGACTAATATCTACATAGCCTTTCTCCATAGCGCTTCCACCAGTCCATTCATTTAGCTTCTTGGCAGTCCATAAAGATTCAGTTCTAACTGATTCAAAATACAAATCACTTTCTTTTTTCTTAGGTCCAAACTTTGGTTGCTCAGGTTTTATTGGAGCCCCAAAGAAATTTTTATTCTCAGATTGTTGAACAAAAGGATCAAATGCTGTTGGAGCTACTGCTTGTGACAATGTAGGTCCTTGTAATGGAGATATCTGATTGTATATAGTCATAAACATTTTTGATGTTGCCTCAGTAGCATCTTTTCTTCCTGTAGCTACATCATATGTTAAATTACCAGCATACTTAAATACATTTAATCCATAAGCCATTGGAAGTAATAATGGTTCTTGCTTAGAATCTTTAGGATTAACCAATACAAAGTTTCTTTCTTTTATTCCGTCATCTATCTTTTCATCGTCATCATCATCTCCTCCTAAATGAGAGTTAAGCGCTGCCTCTAAAATACCATAAGCAAACATACCTCCAGCTATAGTTCTAGCTGTTTTGGATTTAGATAATGAAGTAGCCATTCTAACCGTACCACTAAGACCAGCGGTAGCAAATAAATATAAACTATCCATTAATCCTCCCCACGTACCTTTATTCTCAAAGTTAACGGTTATATTCTTAGCGGCTCTTGCTGCTTCCTCAGTAGATACTCCTGCATCTTTTAACGCCTTAAATGTACTAAGTCTTACTGACTGTTCTACTACAGACTGAGCAAGCATAAGCGTGTTGCCTAATTTGTTTAGCGCTGCAGTATACATCTTCTCTCCCTTGTTTATCTTCTCGATATCTTTTCTCAAGCTATCCACATACTCTTCAAGAGTTTCTTTTTGAAACCAAGATACCTTACCTCCACTATCTCTATATTCCTTAGCTAATTTAGCCCACTCAGAATCATATTTGCCTTTTGAGTCTTGTATAATACCTTTACCAGCAGATTTTAAATTTTTAGGATTTGCTATCTGTCCTGTAACATTTTTTATATCTAAGTCTTTTATCTCTGACTGGATATTTATTAATGCAGACTGGTAATCTCTTAAGAAGTTTGTAATCAAGAAGTTAGGGTTCATTAATGTAGCAGTAGATCTTATCCAACTATTTATTACATAAAGACCTCTTATACCTCTTTGAATACCTTGACTTTGAAGAGCATCTCTCATAGCCTTATCTTTAATCTCTACATAAACTGGCTTACCATCTACCTTTAACTCTACAGAATCATTAATTAGTTTTTGTGATGTAGTCGGTAACATATATTTTATATCACCATTAGAATCTAGAATAGCTGTGTATTTAGGTTTATGCACCTCAAATACTTCGTTATTTTTATCAAGTTCGGCAAGATTTATTAACGCTTGTGCTGCTTGGTTTCTTTCTCCTCTTGCTACTGTATTTTGATACTCAAACATAGAAGAAAATATAGGGTTATATCTGTCTGTATATTTATATAAATCACTACCCTTAGCCTTAAATATATCTCTACCTTTAACACTTGCTCCTGCTCCTGCTCCTCCAGCTCTTTTTGTCATAGCCTTTTCAACTACTTGAAGAGGAACATAGTTCTTATATTGAGTCTGTAATTTATCGTATAAATCTTGATCTATAAGACCATACTTTAATTTGTCATCAAGCGCAGGTTTAATTACCTTCTCTCTAAACTCCTTTGCATACTTATCAAATAATTCTTTTTTACCAGACTTCTCTACATTATCTATAATTTCTTGAGCTTGTTCATTCGTCATACCACTACCAGCCTCTTTAAGTAATTTAACCTTTCCTTGTCCAGATATTAATTTCTTTAACTCATTCTCGTACCTTGTTTTTAAGGATTTAGTTTCAGCATTCTTTATCTTTTCATTTAAAGCGTCTACTTCTTTTTTAAAGTTTTCTTCTCTTTCAGTGGCATTAGCTAAGTTTCTTTCTTCAGCGTGCAACGCATACATATACATACCTACCTGGTCAATATCTACACCGTCTTTTTTAGCTCTATTAGCCCAAGAATTTTTATTGCTTTTATCAAAAATTTCTTTTTGTTTATCCTCTATAATGTTTATAGTCTTTCCAACTAACAGCTCAAACTTCAAGGCAACATTAGCTTCCTTAAGTATCTTTATACCTAAAGCGCCTTCCATTTGTTCTTGAACATCTTTGACTCTTATCATTTTATTTTGAAAAGCCTGTATAAATTTCTTAAGCCAAGACTGATCCTTTAAGTTTATTAAATTAGGAGCTTGTGCAGCTTGATCAACAGCTTGAGATGTTGAGTACTTACTAACAGAGTTATAGTATAGGTCTTTCTTTTGTTCTTCCGTTAAGGAATTGAAATCCTTATCTTTAGACATTTCATTAAAGAAGTCATCCATATTAGCAACTCCTTTAGATATCACATCTAACCCTTTAGATTCCATTTCCAATGGCTTCTGAGTAGACTGATAATAATCAGCAAAGTCTTTCTCTATTGATGCTCTTTTATCTTCACCTAATAAATTAACTATATCGTTAATAGCTTCCTTAACAGCTTCAGCAAACTCAATACCTTTATCCATTAACTCACCAGTCTTTTCGATAGCCTTGGCTAATGCTTCTTTCATAGTATCAGCATCAACACCTTGCTTTTTACCACCCTCAATATTAGCTTTAAGCCAATCAGGTAAATCTAAACTTCTTACTTTGTCAGCTAACTCTTTTGCTTTCTCTGTATTTTTTTTAGTTGGCTCCGTAGGTTTTTGTGCAGTTTCATAAATTGATTTACTTACCCACTCAGGAAGTAATCCTATTTTTTGATCTGCAAAAGGTCTTTCTGTAGGAGATAAATATCCTTTATCACCTTTCTTTTTAATGGATCCGTCTTCATTACGCATCCCTTTATTAAAATTAACCCAAGAGTTTTGACCTCTTGTTTCAGTAGTCATAGCTCTTCTTGCTTCTGGAGAATACATTCTTGAGTGAACATCCCAAGCATTTTCTTCACCTTTAGCTCCAAATGAATTACCTCTTTCTCCGTGTCCAAAAATATCGTGAACAAATCTAAAGGCATCATTAATTAATAGTTTCTTACCATTCTTATCTGTAAAACCACTATCTTTTAATAAAGGATTTTCTTGTCTGTCTTTTTCAGTTATAGGTGTATCTCCAAATCCTTCCTCAGTTGAAAAAACATATAAGTGCTTATTATCTCTAAGATCCTTAAGCATTTCTTCAGAGTTTTTATAAGGTTCAGTTTTTCCGTCATACAATTCAACAGTGTATCCATTATCTATTAGATATTTGAACTGATCCATAGTTTCATTAGCCATTGCATTATATGCGGCTTTAACCTCAGGATCATTTGGATTACTCTCCATCTTATCATAAGCGTCAGCTATTTTCTTAGAATTCTCTACGTCTATATCTGTTATTCTTTCTCCAGCATCAACAGTTATTCCTTTAGATTTTTTATAACCCTCTGCTGTCTTTATTACGTGCTCTACAGGCTCTGAAAACAATCCTTTACCAGCAGTTAAATCTTCCTTAGGAGCAACTATTTCTTTTACTTCAATAGGTTTTGTTTTTCTTAAAACAGGAAGGTCTATTTGTACACTTGCCTTAACTCCTGGTATATTTACTTTTTCTCCTGAATACCTTATATTACTTTCGTTTAAACCTAAATTTTCTAAATATGGAAGTAGAGCTTTTTTAACTGTTTCAAATTGATCTTTTGTTATTTTTATATTTTCAAAATTACCTTTATTAACATCAACTCCTAATTCGTTAACTATAGCGTCTCCATTTATAGCTACAGTATTTGTTAATATATTTCCTTTTTCGTCATATTGTAATTCATATCCTCTGTCTAATTGTTGTTTCCAAACTCTTAAACCGTCGGTAGAAATAGATGTTTTTTCAGTGTATTCGTGTCCTTCAGGTAATAACTTTTGAACACCTGAAATCATTGTTTTAAAATCCTCTTTATTTCTTGACTGATTTTCAAACTTAGAACTCCATTTGTTAGTAGGTTTGCCGTTTTCGTAAAGACGATAAAACCCAACAAAATCATTATCTGTCTTTCCTGTTGCAATTACATCAACACTACCTGTATCTGGATGTGAATATTCAACAATCTCAATACCCTTGTTTTCTCCACGAGATATAGGAACTGCTGCTTTATCACTATCCCCAAGTTGTTTAGAAAAATCTCCTACCCCTATAAATAAATTTTTATTTTTTATTTTAGCTTCTGTTTCAGCTTGTCTCTCTGCAATAGGTCTAGTATCTATTTTTTCTTCAATTACTTCAGCAGGCTTAACTTCTTCTAACGCTTTCTTAGCCTCGGCAGGAGTAACCTCAGTAGGCTTCTGAACCTTCCACAGCTTAACCTCCTCACTGTTCTCTACTCTCTTCATAGAAGTGTATCCAGCTGGAACTTCAGTAGGCGCTTTCTCTCCCTTTGCCTCGTAATAGTAAAACACATTCTTCTCAGGAGCTTTCACAATCATATTCTCAACTTCTTTTGAGTAAATTTCAAAAGCTCTTTTGGTTATTTGTTCATTACTTATTACAATATTTTCTTTACCCTCAGGATTTAACTCCTTAGTCAACTGAGTTAATGCATCACGTTTTAATCTATCTTGTTCTTTTAATGGAAGATTATCAATAGTCTCAGGAGCTTTCACACTCATACCTTCTGCCTTTTCAGTTTCAACAACAGCTTCCTCCTGAATTTGATTTTCTTGAATATTTTTTATCTGCGTTCTAAGAGCGGCAGCCTTATCCTTTCCAGTCTGTGTTTTATTTCCTTCTAAACCTTGCAACTCCTTTTCTAACTGAGTGATAGCATTAAGACTAGGCTCGTTTAAATCAGGATTGGCTTTTTTAACATCTTGTTTGATTGAATTTGTTACAATCTTATCTTGTATTTTAAATTCTTTACCAGTGTAGTCGTTCTTTATTTTAAAATCTGTAGCAGCTAACTGCTCAGGAGTCATCGTATTTATTAACTCGTCTATTTGATCAGCATCAACTTTCTCTCCATTAACTCTATACGAAGGTCTAGCAAGTCTTGCTTGAATAGTTGATCTTACACCACCTGGTAACTCAGCAATTCCTTCAAGTGCTATTTCAGATACGTCCATTTCCTGTCCTACCGCACCTCTTGCTGTAGCCTCTCCTAAAGAACCTCCAACAGACTCTACTCCAGCACCAGCAGCTGTTGCACGTACTACAGCTCCTTTAGTCACTGCTCCAGTTGCTGATTTAGCAGCTGATTTAGTCATTACTTTAGCACCAACACTAGAAGCTAATTTACCTGTAAGTGCGTCAACAGTACCTATTATAACACCTCTTGCAATAGCTTTATTTCTAATTGAATTTAATTTTTCTGGATTTTCAAGTATAGCTCTTACATTCTCTTTGGTCATATCTTCTCCCTTAAGCTCCTCTGCAAGTAATTCTCCAAATGTAGATCCTGCCTCAACTACTGAACTAGCTACACCAAACGCATAAGGAATTGAAGCCTCTGCTCCTGCTATTGCACCTGCAGCTGCTCCACCAACAGTTCCTACAACAGGAAGAGTTACAGTGCCTGCACTTGCCCCTGTTGTTGCTCCAATAGTAGCTCCAGCACCAATAGTCGCAGCACCTGATAAAAGTGCGTCCTTATTAGTAGCCATTCCAACTAATGAGCTTGTTATTAATTCAGCTACTACTGTTGGATTTTTAAATATCCCTTTTACAACTCCCCAGAAACCTTTTCCTTCTTCTTCGTATGTTTTAGTATAATCCTGCATCTCATCAGAAGGCTTCATCTGTTGAGCGTCTTTATTTGCGTCAATGAATTTTTGTATTTGTTCAGGAGTAGCTTTGTGTCCTTTAAGTAATAATTTATCTGCAGCTTCAGCAAGAGTGCCTTGTCTATATCCTGCCGAAACACTACGAGCCATATCGTCTACGAAGTCTCCAATTCCTATAGGAACTATTTTGTCAACCCCTCTTAAAAAATTACCAAAACCTCCTGTAAAGTAATCTTCTTCTTTAGGAGGTTCAACTTTTTTAGTTACAGCAGGTGCTGCTTTTTTTGTAGGTAATGTTGCAGTCTTCTGTTGTTCACTAATTATAGCTCCAATTACACCTTTACCTCCAAATGGATCAATGCTTTGAAAAGGATTACCTGTTTGACCACCTAAACCACCCGAAGCCTGCGCTCTTGTTGGTGGCTCTGTATCCGATGAAGTACCTGGAGTGGTAGTTCTCGTAGGAGATACCCCAGCAGCTTCTTGTGGAGTGGATACTGAAGACACTTTTTTTTTTACTTCACCAAAAGACACTTTTTTTGCGTATTCTGGATATTTTTCAATAATTTTTTTAGCTAAAACAATATCGTCAACATCTTTATATTCAGGATATTTAGCTTTAATTTTTGCTGAAAATTGTTGGGGTGTTAATGGTGGATCTTGAGTTTCTTCCATAATATTATTATATACCTAAATTTAACCGATCGTTATTATTTACATTAGAACCTCCTCTAGCTTTAGCAATTCCTTGTTCTAAAGTACCAGCATAATATTGTTCAGCTTCTTCTATACTGTTAAATGGTTGTCCAGTTGATGGATTTGGTATTTGACTTACATACATAGAAACAATATCTCTATTCTTATCTGCTGTAATTTTATTTGTCTTAACAGGAACCTTTTTCCCTAACTCATCTGTTTTATACTTAATAACATTACCCCAAATATCTTTTCTAACAACGTTTTTACTAGTCTCATCTATAAATCCTTCACTAGATTCCTTACCTGTTATAGTATATCCTTGTAAAAATAAACTTCCTTTTTTTGTTTTAGGATCTACTTCATAACCTATTTTTTGAACAACGTGTTCAATTCCTTTTCCTCCAGAAAATGATACATTACCAACAGATTGAGATACTCCTGAAGTATATTTTTTACCAGTTGATGAAGTTTTATTAATAAAAGCAACCTCTCCAAAAGCTGGTGGCGGAGGTGTTTTTTTAGGTTCTATAGGTTCTCTAGGAGCAAACTCAGCTCTTGGAGTCTCTTCGTATTTAACTTGAGATAGTAACTGTCTTTCAAATATTTTCTTAGCCTCTTCACGCATCTCTGGAGTGATATCAGCAATAAAAGTTCCGTTACTTTGTTTTGCTGTAATTTTTTTAGAGGCATTATCTGAATCTGTTAAAGTCAAATCTGTTTTATAATCTCCATACGTGGTAAGTATGTCAGAAATTTTATTATTGTTTACAGCAACTCCATTAAACGCATTATCTAAAAAATTAGCATAGTCTGTATTGTCTTCTTGCTTTGGAGTTTCAAGTGTTCTTACTCCATCTTTCATATATACAGTAATAAAAGGCTTCATATCCTTAGCATACTTATTAGCCTCGTCTTGAAGATTCATTCTTAAATCAGTATAATTTTGTACATTAGCCAAAGTCTGCGTAGTAATAATTCCTAAAGAGCTATCGTACGGTTTACCTGTATTAGGATCTATCAAAGCCGTATTAAGAAAACCATCATTTCCTTGAATTAACTTTTTATCTCTAAAATTTTGAAACCCACCTACCACATCTTGTACAGCGTTTGCTAAGTCTGTTGTAAGCCCTTTCTTTCTTAAATCAATCGCTTGTGTATATATTGGATTCCAATTTTTTACAAAACTATCTAACTGAGCTATACTTGATTTTGTATTTTGACCGAATATAGCAAAATCAGATCTACCTATTTTTCCTTCTTTAAGTAATTTATATCTTTCAAAATTATTAAATTTAATTAGATCAGCAGACTTCTGCATAATAGCTCCTAAGTTAGGATCACTACTAGCAGTAATCTCGTTAGCCTTTGTAAGGATATCGTTGGTAAGCTTCTTGTCAGCCTCTCTATTCTCGTAACGCTGCTGTTCTTGAGCCTTTAGGTTCTGGTTTACGTTGCTGATTACAGTACCCCAATCAAGCGTTGGAGCTGCACCTATTTCAGCTGGATTCTGATATTGATAATAATTTGACATAGATTATACTTTTTGTTGGCTCATAAGTTGCATAAATGCTTGAATCATCTTAGGATCTATCCCCTGAGTAGATTGAGAGGATGGTTTTGCAAATGAAGTCCCTCCTAATAATCCTTGAAGTTTATCTTCCATTCCAGCAAGTCCTCCGTAAGTTCCTATCTGAGAAACACCCTGAGTTAAAATCCCTCCTGCCCCCTGTAGCATAGCTTGTTGCTGTCCTATCTTAGCCTTCTCGGCAGCCATAGCAGCGATCTGAGCTCCCTTAGCCTCTTCCGCAGCAATCTTAGACAAGTCATCCGCCTGCTGTGTAGCAGCTTGAGCCTTCATAACATCTAAGTTATATAGTCTATCAGCTAGAGCCTCTCTAGTCTTTGCTTGACCTTCTATTGTAGCCTCTTGAACACCTTGAGCACCTCCAATTAACGATCGTTGATCCTGAGCTAAAGCATTTATTGCTTCTGAACCAGCAGCAGTACTCTCTCTAAACTGTCTATCATAAGCCTCTGTAGGCACTCTTAGAGCCTCGTAGAAATTCTGCTCCTGTAGTCTTTTCATTTCAATTAATGCTTTATCTGAAGCTCTTTTCGCAGCTCTCTGTGCGTCAGCAGCCTTTCCAGCCTCAGACATAGATAAAAGTGTTGAAACACCTGACAGACCTAATGGTAAAAAACCAAGGGCTTTAGATAATCCTGTTGCACCTTCAGTAAGATCTCCTGCACCTCCTAATAATCCTTGAGCAGTACCTGCTGCGTCAGGAGTAAATCCTATGCTGCTTGGTAGAGCAGCAGCTGTAAAACTTGAACTTGGCGATGTAACTGCCGCAGCTTCTTTTGACATATTATAATACTTTTATATATTCGTTATAATCTTTTCCTGACATTATGTAGTCTTCATCTGAAAACATTTTTTTTAAAACTGGAGTGCCAGTAACTGTCATAATTATTCTATATCCGTCACGCTTCATAACCTCTTCAATATACTTGTTAAGAATATTTAACGCTCCAGATCTTAATTCCTTTGTACTTTTTTTATTACCTGTAACAAACCCCATTAAGCAAATATCTGAGTCCCCTACATATACTGGTATAGCATATAAATCTATACCGTCCATACTAACCACAAACATTCTATCAGGTAGCGATGTGTATGACACGTGTGGAAAATTCCATTCATCCCACCACATACATAATGTATTATAAAAATCAACTTTATTTTCTAATCTACACTGATGCATTATGCAAAGATAATAATTTTAAGGATAACTTTTAAATACGTTTGATTTAACTGAGAATAGTTCAACTCTATCTTTCGATCCATTCTCCAGCTCGTACTGCATATAGTATCCACGTGCACCGTAAGATTCAGCCACGCTGTTCTTTATGTACAGTATGTAGTCTCCGTTACTCACTGCGTTAGCTAAAGGAGGCGTGTTATTTATTGTTATAGACGTGTTCGTAAATGCTGTAATAGCACCTATAAACTCTATAGTTCCAGCATCATTTCTGTACGCCAAGTCGCCAATACTTACTATTGTTCCTATGTTAAACGTGAAGTTTAAGACGGTAGTAGCAGTCCCTGGATCATCCACAGTGTCTACCGATCCTACACCCTGAGCAGATCTAAGTTTTAAGTTATCATCGCCTGATAGGCTACGGATATATGCGAACCAGTTCCCCTCCTTCTCTACAAAGTAACTTGAGTCTATCTCTCCAGTAGAGAGGTCTGTTATGACAGAGCAGCTCCAGGGGCTATTCCCATAGGTGGCAATAGTCTTGAAGTTCTTGATAGTCAGAGGCTCCTTATTAAACACAGACGTTACCTTAGATGGTTCAAACGCATTTGGTGAAGGAACTATTGGAAAATCAACCCTATCCCACCAGTCCTGGTAGAACGTGTTCCTGTTTACATTGGTGTTGTGCTTGTACAGCTCACCTCCCTTAAAGGAATAGAACGCTCCGTTCATACCTACCATCATCTCTGGGTGGTATGAAAAGAATGATGTCCATCCCTCTACGTTCTTGTTGTATGTTAGTGTGTACTTCATATTTTATTATGGTGGTGGTGCGGGGCAATTTTCTATTACTGTTATTAATCCATCATTATCTATCTGACAAACATAAGTGTAAGAAGATGTGTCGCATAAAAGTAAGTACATAGTATAGTACTCATTATTACCCTCAAAAGGATCTAGTATATTGTTACTGTTGCACGCTATATTTTCATTCTCTATAACACATCCTACGTTTCCGTATATAAATACAGTATTTTCTAAAGCCTCTCCACATATATCACTACTCACAAACCCATCACTTCTTAATCCTTCTGTTAACTCTATACTTCCGCAATCAATCTCTACAACACCAGTGACAGATATTATCTCTAGGTACTCTATAACAACAAGGTCTCCTAACCATATAAGATCTTGTGTTATGGTATACGCGTCTGCATTCACATAGGTTATGCTACCTCCGTCTGGGTGTAATATATCGCCTTCCTCCCAAACACCTTCAAAACACTTGCTCTGAACCTCACATCCAGGGCAAGGGACGGGATCTAAAAGCACTCCAGATAGAAGCTGTCTGTATGTACCGTCAAGTAAATATAATCCGTCTGGAGCTAACTCTGTCTGTAGCTCGTCTAACCAGATACTTGTAGCGGTATCGAACAAGTCTGAGTCTATGTAATAGCTTCCAGTAGAACACGCTCCACAGCATAATGAGAAAGGATTGCTCTCGTGATAGCACAGCTCTATCTCTAACATACTTCTATAGTCCCACACAAGGTATAGGTAGTCAAAACCTGACAGCACAACATCATTTATAGTCGCACGATACTCTCCAGTTATTGGAGTTATAGTGTTTAATAAAGGAAGTAAATCATTAGCAGTGTATAGTGTGTTAGATACTAAATACTTGAACGAGTTTAGGACTGGATTAAATGTAAACGTGTCTCCCTCTATCTTTTTCGAAATAAGTGTTATATCACTTCCATCTGCTGGTATCATACCTTGAGACAGTCCTCCAAACTGACTTGCGTATAGAGATACTCCGTCCGCCTCCATAGTTATAAAGTCACCTAAACTTGGGCTGCTGTAGCCTGACAAACTCCATTTATAGCTGTTATGTATGGTCTGATCTTCTAATCCTGGGTTGTTATATACAACTCTGTATACGGTTATATAATCAACTATATTTACGCACGATGTGCTTGTAGAATAAGACGCATCGGTAGAAGTTATAGTAACTCTGATAATGTTAGGAAGAGCCGCTGTCTTTTGAAATACAAATGTATAGTCATCAGGATCTGTTAAATTGTCATCCCATATAATATCATCATCGTACTCAACCGTAATATCAACCTCTCCGTCAAACAACGTAAGGCTTACAGTAACCTCCCCTATCTCGTCACCTATCTCCACATCAAACTCGTACACTCCATTCACATTTTGTTTAGCTATTGTAACACCACACCCGTAAACATCTAGCTCTGTAGGCATAGCTGTCTCAGTAAGGTGAAGCACGTACTCATCCATATACGGATCATAACCACCTATCTTAAAGTAGTTTGGAGAGTTCTTAAACTCGTCTCTGAACCAGTACTTCATACCCATATCAGATACAACACTAAGCGCATCACTCTGAGCTGATCCACCTCTTAGGTTTAACACTGAATTACGCTTGATATCTGTAAAGTAAACCTCACCACCAAACACTGCAAAGCTCTCAGGGTTGTTACTAATTCCGTAGTCCTCAATCCTTGCTATCTGAGTACCAAGTACCTCTGGTATAGATGCGATCTGTCCACCTCCAGCGGAGTCAGACAGTAAGTTCTTTCCAGCCAAAACATATGACACCTTGTCCTCTTGAAGAACTAGAACATCTGTACGTCTTGCATATAACTTATTGATAGGTCCGAAAGACTTCTCTAGGTCCTTAAAGTTTGCTAAAGAAAGATTGAACTCGTTTAGTTTGTTTATGTTTGTCTCTGCATTGTATATCCCACTGTATGTCATAGACGCGTACCTGTCAGCCTTTCTATACTGCTCCTGAGCCACAGCTGTAACACGCTCACCTAAGTAGAACGGATCACCAGTAAGTGCATCATTTATCTTATAGGATTCAACTCCATTACCAAAGCTAAAGCAGTCGAAGAAGTTAAGCGTCACAATAGCTGGTAATGAAGATGTCTGGTCTTGGTCTGCATCTGCGTCACCACTCATATGATATCCATTGGTGATAGGAAAGCTATCGCTACCTTCGTAGAAAATCTCTCCGTCAGCATCTAAAGCATCTGTCTCAAATACAATAGTTCCATTAGCTAATTGTAGCGTCACACTTATGTTGTTGTAAGCTGATTTACCACTACAAGCTGGTATTCCAGATGCTGTTACTAAATACATACTTCCATCCCACTCTCCGTCTTCCTCTACCTTACAAAAACCAACTAGGTTTAATCCTGTTTCAGCAGGTTCTAATAGTGGATATTGAGGTTGTGGAGGATCATCTAAGTTCTGATTTGCAAAAAAATTCCATCCATTAATTTGTTGTGTCACTGTAATACCAGCTAATTCATCGCCTCCGCCTTGAATCCCAGTATCTAACTGTACATTTTGAGCTATAGCAAATTCATAGAAATTATCGTAGTTAGCGTTAGCCACTATTGTTTTTTCATATAGATAACTATAAGAACCACACCCAGAATCTAATCCAGCTTTATTTCTATTTATTTTCCATCTTATATTTATAATACTACCAGCGGGAATTGCGTATGGTATAAATCTTCGGTTTGTTGGAGAATTAGGTAATGAATTATTAAATTCTGGATTTTCTTCAAACAAAATACTTGCTCTATGTCTGAATTTTGTAAGAAAAGCAGGTGGTTTATATTCCTCTGCCTCTATAAAAGAATTTTGATTATATTCCGCCTGAAAGTTTGATGCCTTGAGACGCATATACGTACCAGCTGGCTCGTATATTACCTTGTCAGTAGATGGTGGGTTTGTTATAAAATTATTTGACTGAGCCTTAACCTCTAAAACTTCTGTAGTAACTAATGAACCAACATAGCCATCAGTGTCCATCTTTACAATAAGAGTTTCACCAACTCTTGCCTTACTTATATTCTCTCCCTCTAACTTAAACCAAGTAAAACCCGTAGTATCAGGAAAAAATAAACTTGTATAAATTGTCTCGTACTTAGACTTAGACGGCTTTACTACAAACTTATATCTCTTTGCCCAAGATGGAGGTAAGTTATTTATTGTTGAAACTATATAGTTTTTTTTATCTGAATCTGATGCTGGAAAGAATACTGTGTTTCCATCACAAACTAAAGCAGTAGAGCTTCTTAGGTACTCGTCCTGATATACAATACCAACCTCAAAATCTCTATTACTATGTAAGCTTCTTCTTGAATTTATTTTTGTTATAGAGGCAATTGTATTTGACTCTGAAAAATACTCATATGCATACTCATAAGTACTTGTATCGTCATTATACCCTTCAAACTTAATTGCAGGGAACTGAATATATATGTAGTTTGGCTCTGCTGGAGAAGATGTTATTGTAAATCCTTGACCAATAGCATCTATACCACTACCAAGTTTATCCCAACCCCCATTTATAGGATCGCATACAACATCCTTTGTTGCTGTATTGCAGTTAAAATCATCTGTAACAGAGAAGCCATCACAACCAGGAAGAGCAATGCTTGTATATATACTATTTATAAATCCTGGATTTACAGATAGCTGATAAGCATTTGTAAAATCTTCTTGTATGCTAAAAGAATAGTTATAGTTATAATTATTTTGTGGTGCAGGACAATCATTTACTGTATCGTCATACAAAGCACTTCCTCCAAATTCTTTATGTATTATAGCAAAATCTATGTTAAGTATAGAGTTTTCTTTAATATCTACATCTGTAAAATCTAATTTTATTTTACTTCCTAAATATGTTACTGGAGTTAAAGGGTTTATGTTATATTCAACACCTTCTAACGTAGACACTATTATTTCAGATACATTTATGTCCTCACTAACACCAACAACATCATAGTCAATAACCGTGTCTATATCGTAACCGTCCACATAGTTTCCATATATAAGCCTATTGCCCATAGTGGTCTGAGACTTAGCTGTTAGAGGTACGTTATCAAAAAGTCTTGTAAGTTCTGAACTTGGAAGGGCTGTATATATTTTTTTATTATCAAAATTAATAGATTGAATCTGATCATCTCCCCATCCATTCTCATCCTTTATATATCTCTCTATAATATTTACAATACTTGAGTCAGACAGTTTAAAGCATAAGTCAATCTGTATAACATTTTCGTTTCCAGTATTAAACGAAACATTTACAGAATTATATAAATTCTGCATCGCTCCGTTACCATAAAATGTATAGTCAATAAAAAATGACTTTGGCTCAAACGCTATATCACTGAACTGTGATAGTGCACTATACTCTCCGTCCTTGTACTTGTATCTATAAGAGAAAGATATAAACTTATCAGTCATATAGTTCTTCTCTCCAGATAATGGATTTGCAATAACTATAGGAGACTCTAAAGGCGGAGCAACAATAACAGAGATGTCGTCCTCTGTAATATTATCTACCCCCATTGTAGGGTATGCATACGATCCCCTTGTGTTTATTCGTCTTGGAGGGTTAAGATTATCCGTCCAGAATAAAAGATCGTCAATTAAGTCAATACCATTTACCAGATACTGAGTATCAAAGTTTAGTACAGTGGTAGATATAACGTGATATATAAGTGTGCTTGTTCTTTCGTTGTACGATAGAATCATATCAACATTACCTGGATCTGTTACGAACCAGTATATTGTCTCGTGCTGGCTATCCTCATACGCACCAATACACCTTGCATTAGTAGATAAAGGATCTCCATCGTAAAGAATAGTCGTTATCTTAGTATTACCTAACGAGTTCTCAATAGCACCAACGCTATTGTTTTCAGTGGAACCTATCCTTATATTTAACGCGTCAATATATTCTCCATCTGGAAGAACTCTCTCGTCAAGCGACTTATTCATTCTACCCTTAAGGAACGTAGTATTTAAATCCATACTTATTTAATCCACTTATCTTTGCCCCTCATATTCATCAATAATCTTCCAGGGTGTATGTTACTCAATCTTATCTTTGCGTTTCTTAGAAGGGCTGTCTTCTCTTTCTTAGCTCTATTCACAACATACTCCTGAACTCCGTACTTATTTGTAAGCACGTTGTACTTAATGTATGCGTATAAGAACTCCTCAGCCATCTTGTTTACCGTAACCTCAGAGTCGTCTCCTCCCTCCATACCGTCAGTAACATACTCAAGTATGCAAAGCTGACCAGCCATACCTGATCCAAAGTTTATAACGCCCGACTTCTTGTCTATTCTGTACGTAGGGTTTACGTTTGCAGTCTCTGTGTTCAGACCAAACCTTGCACCTATAGTGTGGTTGAAGTACCACTTACCGTCAAGGTTGTATCCTTCCATACCGTTAAAATCACCGTCACCTAAGTAAATGCTCTTGTTTAACTTATGTATCCTGTCGTAGTCTAATATAGATGTTCCCTCCAACACGTTGCCGTCCTGATCGAACAATACTCTACAGCTGTTATCCTGTAGGTATGAATTACTATAGTTTGTCTGAATGTTCTCAGTCAGTGGTCTTAAAACACCGTCCTTGTACAATGATATTCTAACATAGTTCACGTAGTCTGGTGGCAGAACCAACTTAAGGTCGTCACATATACTAAGCTCCACGATCTTAATCTCTTTCAAGGCATCGTAGTTCAACTCCTGAATACCTCTCTTTGCGTGAAACAAGATCTCGTACTTGTCAACGTTATTAACAAGCTTATTGTTACCTACATACATCAACATAAAGTTGTTAACTATATCCTTTAGTGATACATACTGGTACGTTCCCCAGTTTTCATTCTCTGGAGAGTTTCCAGCGTTCTCATAGTATTGATAGCCAGTTAAGTATGCCATAATTATTGTTGTTGACTAAATGTTGGTTGTTCGTGTTGTTCTTGACCTAATGCGTAAGCAGCAACCTCTTGCTCTCTTATTGATATTCCAGCGTACTGTAGTATCTTCATAGCTAGTTTATACTCATCCTCTGCAGGAAGTTGAAAGTCTTGATAATCTGGTTGAGATTGATCAAACATCGGCTCACCATTTGAAATTGTAATGTATGTCCACTTAGGATCCTTAGGATAGCTAAAGTAGGTACATCTTATATCATAACCATTCGTATCATTTATAGTATCAGGATACAGCCTTAAAAATGAAGCGTTTAAATTGTCGCTCTCGTACGTGTAGCAAGGGTATAGAAGTGACGGTCCTGTAAGGTTTGAGTCTGAAAGCATCATTACCTTATCGCTAGACACCTTGTCAGCTGTGGCTATTCTACTTCCTGAACTGTTAAGGCAGTCAACCCTAAGTATCATATATGCCTCAGTCCCTGTGGTACCAATAGTTGGTACACTCCACTCGTTATCCTGTATGTTTGTAAGGTTTGCTGTAACTAAGAATGACTCAAGAGTCTCGGCTATTGGCTGCTCAATATCAGCATATCCTGTTCCTGACATACGAGCATTCTCCATATTGATGGTTTTGTTATAGGAAGAGTAGTACTCCTCGTATATTTCCATCTGCGCCTGCTTGGCAAATAAGTTGAAATCAGCAGGTGTAATATAGCCGTAGTTATTCTTATTTATAACAGATAGAACTGTATTTCTAACTGAGTTTATCATATTAAAAACTTTTTACAAAGATAATAAAAAAAAGCACTCTGATTAGAGTGCCTTTAGCTTTCCTTAAGAACAAAAACAATTACGCAATAGCTATTCCAGAAACAGCGAATGGTAATAATGTAACATCGTAAGTTACCTTTGTCCATCCCTCGCTTAATGCTGCAACAACAGCCGCCTCAATAGCGTCTCTCTCTGTTTCAACACCAGCACCAGCAGTAGCGTGAGTGATAGTAACAACTTTACCTCCACCGTAAGTGATGGTAACAGTAGTAGTAGATGCTTGCTCGATAAGTTTAATGTCTGTAGCAGATACAATTTGAAATTGCTCGTTAGTTACAGGGATACTTAAAAATTTTTCCATTTTTATCTTTTGTTTATGATTAATAATCCTTGCAAAGATACTAAAAAAATATTAATCTAAATGGCTCTCAAGCAGTCTAAGTGTCTCAATTCCATCATC